CCTGATAGCGTATCAAGAGAGGTGCCCGGAGGTAATTCGCTAGGTGATCCGTCGTCATTTGTTTGTTCTAATGAATAGTTTACAACGCCTACTAAGGAATTAGGATCAATTACATCCAAAAATAGCGTAATAAAATTATTAGCTCTGCGTACCCCTAAGTCGCTAGGAGTCAGCCATATCGGCGTTCTTACAAATGTATTGTCAGCTGTGAATACTCCTGTGCCCACCTGCATAATAGTATTATCAGCTCTAAAGAAATCATCGCCGACTACAAATATTCTAAATGTTCTGTCGGATATTGTATCCCCATCACTAACACTTACTGTAAATTCGTAATATCTGTTTAGTTTTCTAGGAACAAGAGTTGGCTCTGCAAAATCGTATCGTGTTACATCGAAGAAAAAACTATCAAAACCCTGTGAACTTTTTATGCTGAAATCATAAGGATATTTGTCGTAATTATTTTCATCATAAAAACCATTACCTGCTATTTTGTCTAATGCAAGAACAGGGTCAACGACCCCTACTAGTCTTCCGTCTTCTGTTAATGTTATTCCAGGAGGTAATTGTCCTGCATCATTACCTATAAAATATCTTAATTTTTGACCTGAGCTAGTATCAGTATCTCTAACTCTTAACTGAAAATCTACAGGAGCACTATCTAAAATATAGAATGCATCATTATTACCGATTGGCAACAGATCTTCCTGTGTTATCCATTGCGGTGCATCTGAACCTTCTATATCTATACTAAAAGTTCTATCTTCTTTTTGATCGTTGAGCGTAGCACGGAGTACAAATCTAAAAGTTGTAGTTCTGGGAACCTCGAACGGAGTACCTTCTATGTTTGTGCCTACAACCCTCATTCCTGTAGGGAGGTCTCCGCTAATTAGGCTAACTTCTGCTTGACTGTCGACAGGCAAATTAATCGATGTGGTAATTCTTTCTTGAAGCACTGCTAGCTTAGTGCCCGATCTTTTGGTCCATATAGCCATTTTATACACTCCGTATTGTATTTATCGGCATCTTATGGAGATATTTGTCCGAGGTCGATATTGAAGTTTGCTACATCGCTTCCTATAAATGCACCTAAGTCAACATCGTTGGTTGCAATAAGTACGTCTAGGATATTGTTAAAGTCGTTGTCTATAAACTCTCCGAAATTGAAGTAATTATCAAAGTATTCGTTTATGTTTCTTATATCAACACCATATACTAGGCCTGTAAGTGGACCTAAGAAACTTGCAGAGCTTATTTGAGCTACATTAGAAATATTATTGTTGTTGGCGTTTAGATTTGCACTAAGTGTTGGATTGGCGTCTCTTGCAACTACACCGTTGGTTTCTAAATCAACAAATAATGTGTTACCACTGGTTCTTGTGCTGATTACCTCTCCGCCTTCGATGCGTAATGTGCTGGCATTTGAATCTACTTGTATGTGACCGTTGTCACTGACTAGGAGTATTTGATCAAGGCCTCCTGCTGCATCAACTACTATTGATGTAGCTGTGCTTGATAGAGAAACATTACTACCTCCTATCAGTGTTTTGAATTGTAAGGTGTCATTATCTCTTCCTGCAAAAACAGCTTCGCCTGTTGTGCCAATATTGACTGCGTCTACACTTGCTGTGGTTACCCTTGCATCTAGGTCTTCAAGACTGTTGTTTACTTTTACAAAGGCTACTCGAAGGTCGTCGCCTGTGCCATCGTTTGGAATGTCCCCTACATTGATTAATTCAACTGCCATCACTATCTCCGTTACATTGTATTTAGTTTAGGTCTACCCAAGCAGCCGAAACACCGTCATAAGCACTAAATTTACCTGTTGATGATAGATATACCATCGTCCCTCCAATTGGTGATAATATTTCTGCATCCCTAGCGGCTGCATCTGTATAGGTTGGTAATATAAAAGATCCAGCGCCCGAAGCATCTACAACTTCTCCTAAACCGTTGCCTACTATTATTAAATCGCCCTGCGAACTTCCTGAAATTTGTAAACTACTACCAAATCCTATTCCAACATCTCCTGTTGAAAAAAGATTTAAAGAGGGTGTGTTTATAGCTACGTCTGAACTAGCGTTTAAACCAATTGTTGTACCTGACATTGATACAGTTCCCTGTGCGGATACTATACCGATGTTTCCTGTATTTGCAAATAGATCAACATCAACGTTAGAAGTTACTTGTGTTCTATTTGTTCCATCTATCACACTTTCTTGGCCAGTGATTTGAGCGAAACCTGCTGCTACTAAATTTAAATCTGCACCGCTAGTAATAAGAGGTGTAGAAACTAAATTAGATGCCACAGCATTTGTATCTGTATCTACCATTATAGAACTGTCCTTTGCAAACACAGATCCTGTAATATCTATTGTTCCTATGTCAATAGTATTACCTCTCGAGATTGCTAATTCTGAACCCACCAGTGATATAGTCTGATTGTCAGTTTCTGAGGTAATGAATCCTACGTCATTTGTAAAGTCACTTAAATTAAGCGGACGGTTTAAAATTTCTGCCCATGTTATATTAGCAGGTCTCCATGCACCTGAATAAAATTTCAAATACTTATTTTCTACAATTCCAGTTGTAATTACGTCGCTAAGTTCATTTATTGAATTTGAACCTATGTCGACTTGCGTAGAGTCTTGAGGTTCCCATTGGCTGGCTGTTCCGTTATAAGTTAATACTTGACCGTCGGATGGTTGTTGTAGACTTACATCGGTTAAATTGTTTATAAATTGCGGAATAAAAGGTTTATTCGATAAGTCTATATAGTCTCCGGAAAACTGTGTAGGCGTGTTTACTAGATCATTGTAGTCACCTGTCAGTGCTGCCGTAGACAACGTTTGACCGTTAACTAACAAACTTCCTGCACTTATTTGACCTAGCGTGTTAATACTAGCTGCATTAACTATACCACTTTGACTAAGGTCTAAGTTATCACCTGCCGGTAATTCTTTTATTCTATTATTGTCATTAATGTCAATTATTAATGGAAATCTATTAGCCATATTATACTCTTCCTACAACGATTTCTATGACGTCTTTACCGTCTGTTTCTTTGTTTTGCAATGCCTTACCAATTATTGTTCCTATTTTAGGATCATTATTTACAACTGCATATCCAGGAATTGCACTAGTAACTAGTATGTCACCTTTCTGAACTTTTCCTAAAACCTTACATGGTATACGTCCTTGCAATGCCACTGCAACTACATTTGTTCCTGTTAGTTCTGAATTCATTAGATATGCTGGATTTGTTGAAACTACACCTGCTACTCGTCTATCACCTTTTTGATTTGTTGTAGATACTTCTTCGTCTCCGCCAAATATCAAAACAGTGCCTGGTTCATATTCTGCATCAGCTTGATAGTTTTCTGCAAGGTCAGCATATCTTGCTGTTAGTGCTGTTCCATCAAACAAAGTAGCATAAACTGTATTGAATCGTGTTCCACTTGCACCTATGTTTCTAGAATTGTTTGCATCAGGAATGATATTGCTTCCCAAACGCCCGTCGACACCAAAGATAAGTTCGCCGTCAATGGTAAATGTGTCTGTGTTTGCATCTGCAAACTGGAAATTACCGTTGACTGTTAAGTCGCCGTTTACTGTCAAGTTGTTCGCAACATCTACATCTTGTGTAACTGTTGCTACAACACTTCCGCCTGCTACAAATAATATAGTATCGCTAGCTGCGCCTGCATATCCGTTGCCTGCTCCTAAACCAATACCTGTAGTTTGATTGGCTTGTTCTCCTGCTTCGCTAGTTGCTTCAATAAAGTTTGTATAAGTCCAATCCGAAGCTACAAATCCTTCGCCCGCATAGCTAGAACCAGCTTGTGCGTTACTTTCTGTAACAGTAGTACTGCCTACGTCTATACTTCCTGGAATATCAACTACAAGCGATTCACTGTTGTTACCTACAGCAGATAGTATAGTTGCGCCACCCGGAGTTGTATAGGTGATAGTTGTGCTTGCTAGATTAATAATATCAAATGCACCTAGCTTATAACCGCTTGCATCTAAGGTTCCAGCAGCATCTCTACGTGCAATACTATTGTCAGCACCGCTTGTGCTAATTTGCGTGCGTGCATAGACTCTTCCACCGTCGCCAGAATCAATAGTTATTAGTGCGTCACCGCTGGTTGTAACACTGTCTTGATTTGTAGGCAGCACTTGGTTTAATGTTGCACCTTCATCGAAAGTATTGTCTTCAAACAATGCTGAGCCATCTAATTCTAAGAAATCAGTGGTTGAAATTGTATCGAACGGTCCATTGACAACATTGATTACATATACAATATTACTTGTTTCAGATGAATGTCTTACTTCTGCACTTGCACCTGATCCTGGCTGACTTATCGTTTGCCCTGCAACAACAGTTACTTTTCTATCAAGTGTTAATTTAGTTACAGCATCTGTTGTAATATCGTTCCAAGTAGTAGTAAAGTCTTTATCTTCGATACCTAAACCAAATTTAACAACGTCACTGTAATCAATTGCTTCAATATCGCCTGTATTTTCCCAGTTACGGCCAAACACTTGATATTGATCAACTTGATTAAGCTCATGGAATAAAACACCATTTGCCTTGATTCTTACATATCCTGATACAGTTTCGAAGTTGTTATCACTGAACGTGGCTAGGCCTAAGTCACTTTGTACTTTAGTTGCAGTGCCTGACCAGCCAGTAGTTGCATCATCTTCATCAAACGTAACTGCATCTTGCATGTTAAGTTTACTTTGCGCGATAGCTGCGTTACTGTTTATGTCTGCATTTACAACAGAATCATCTTCTAATTGCAGATTATATGTTGCCTTGCCACCTGTAGACCTATCTACTGTTACATTAATAACACTATCTGTGCTTTCCTCTGCATTTGCAAATTCGTCAACTGGACCATCTTCTATGGTTGCACTAATAGTTTCGCCCGGTAGGTCAAATAATGTTTCTCCTATAACAAAGTCTAGACCTGATGTTATTTCGTAGGTAATTATAAGAATATTATCTAGAATAGGATCAGTAGTTGTTTCTAAGTCTATAATAGTTGCAGCCTTTAGACCGCCAGTAGTACCTATGCTGTCGCCCACTGACCAGTTTCCACCTGTAGTCGGAGTGGTGTAGATTCTTCTATAACCTGTGGCTATAATTAAATCATTAGCTGTAACATTGTTTATTTCTGTGTTACGCAAATCTTCTATTTGGTCATAGTCATTGGCTTTGCCGTCTACGTAGTTTTTGTTTGCTGCGGCAGTTCCGTCTGTGCCTGGTAAGTCTAGATTGGTAATTTGATTACTACCCATATCCATATTGTCTTCCATTGCACTGCCACCATCCAATGGTAAGAATCCTGGACCAATCCTATTTCCGGCAGGTGATGCTGCGATTTGCGAGCCAGCAGTAACATTGAAACCTAGTACACGATTTACATAACTAGCTATTGCCTTTTCTGTAGGTACAGCCTGTGCACTATTATCACTAAATGAATCGTCTGCCGAGAATTCATTAATTGTTACTCCTCGTTTGAATCCTAAAGAGTTTGCATTTGTTAGTCCAATTTCTCCCGTAATCTCTACATCGCCCGTTGCTTGGTCTACGCTGAAGAATTTACCTACTCGGAAGAAACCAAACTGGTCAGTCGTTACAAAGAACACGCGACCTTTGCGTCTTTCCCAAACCTGAGAACTAGTAGCTGTTGGCGCATCTGTGTACGGTTCGGCTAGGTCTCTCTCAGGATCACCTAAAATAACATTAGGATAGTTTGAATCATTAAATGATCCAGTACCTATTTGTGTAAAGTCGTGTCCTGTTGCACGCAATAGCGAAATTGCAATCGTAATTTCAGCAGTTGCATTAGTGTTCAGACCTGCACGGAAAGTTCTTTCTTCTGCAGGGAACGGTTGGTTAAGACCTGTTACTCCAAGGCCTGTAATATCAGTATCTGCTACATCTTCGAAATCAATAAATGCAAAGCCGCCGCTTCCAGAATTATCTGTATATCCAGTGATTCGGTGAGTCTTGCCCTCCCATGCAAATATCATTCCTCCGGCATATCCTGCATCTCCTGGCTGTTTACCAGTGACATCGCGTAAAAGCCTAGCGATTGCATCTGCGTCTGCAATAGGAGATATCGCCAAAGACGTATCTCCCTGAGCACTACCGTACCCGCCGCTTAGATTAGCAGGATCAGTAAACAGTACAGCATAATTAAATCCGCTGTCAACATCTACAATAATCTGGTTTGCACCTAAAGGTTGTGCTAAACTGTCCTGCGTAGAAAATGCCAAACTTCTATAAGTTGTATTGTCAGATTCGTCAAAGTTGATAGCTGTACTTGGACGAGTCTCTAGTCTCTCGGGTACTGCTACACCGTCAAATATAATCGTGCTATCTGTTCTGAACTCAATGTAAGTGTCTGCAGGCACATAGTCTTGTAATGTTCCGAAAAAGTCTGCTGGTGATGCATCGTCTGCTCTTAAGGCTAACTGATATACACTGTTACTATATACACCGCCTGTTGCAAGCACATCACCTGGCTCGCCTTCTGTTCCATCTTGGTCTGCATCTGATAGGTTAGTGACATTACTAATTCTATAATTTAAAACTCCAGCACCCGGACTTGCAAATCCTACTTCCAGTGTGAGGTTCGCTGCGCCGCCACCGCCTAAATCTGCGTCTGCTATTGTAAGGGTTTCGCCTAGTATGTAGTCTACACCAGGATTGTTAATTGTAACAGTTGCAGCACCAGAACCATCAACAACAACATCAAATGTGGCGCCTGTTCCAGACCCGCCTGTTGCGCTTACATTGGTATAAGTGCCTGCTGTTCTAGATACGTCGGCAGCCCCTATATTGATAACTGTTCTCACCTGACCTTCAGGTCCATGGTCGATAGTAATTTGACTGTTAATTGTAGGTTCAAACTTAAGGTCGGTTACTGTAATACTAGGATCATCAAATACATTACCAAATGCTTCTGTTGTGAATGCTTTGGCAGGCTGAATCATAGGCCTATTCAAAGTTACTTGATCTGGAATCTCGTTTGGATCAGCACCTTCTGCTACAAGACCAAAGTTACCATAACCATTAGATCCGTTAAGCGATCTAATCTCCGAACCGTTCTTAGCATAGTATGCTGCCTGACAGTAGTATGTAAACATAGATACCATCTCAGAGAACGCACCGTTGTTGGTAACAAGACCATAACCCAAATCGTTAATCTGTGTAAAGTCATTGCCAAGCATAGAACGGTTACCAGCTGTTTGTAGGAATATTTCTTGCGGAGTACTTCCTGAATAGCCGCTGCCTTCTCCCGATCCTGGATCTAGAAACAGGGTTACTGTACCTTGACCAGAGTCATAATTTGCTATAGCATTAACCTGATATCTTATGCCGCCTAAATAGAAAGGACAAGGTAATTCTGGTGGTCTAATAAATAGACCTTGTCCTGTATCACTTTCTACTTCTAACTGGAATGGATTAACAACATTAGTTATACGTGCCGGTATGTTACCAACAAATGCGTCAACGTACATACCGCCTCTGAATTTCTTAACATTATCACTCTTACTGAAAGATGATCCAGTCTGGATATAAGGTGACTTAGTAAGAATCTGTCCTTCAGGGTCAAGTACAACCATGAATCCGCCGTGTCCTTGCACAGTAGCATTACGAACAATAGTAGCATCGCTCATCATGAACACGTCTACACCGTCAGCGTCGTTGTCTAGCGGAGGATTATAGTTTTCGTCAAATCCAAAAGTAATTAGAGAAATTAGATTTCCTAGAAGTGCTATTGCGCCAGATTCTCCTGTACCACCGCTTGTGTCTGGTTGTACGTCGGTATTTTGTGTAGGAGCATTTCCGCCTAACAGTTGTCCTGCGATAGATGTTATCTGGTTTATAGCAGTTTCTATCTGTGTTCTCTCTGACACTAAAGTAGTTTTAAAGATTACCCCTTGTGACTCCAAAGAAAACTCGCTGCCTCCCCTGTCGAAATCTTTAATCAAGCCATCTACTATAGTGCCTATATTTTTACGTACCTTGTCGGTATCATACGTGAAACCGAACCATATACTTCCTGTAGCGCCGGCTGTATTAGCAGTTGTGACATTGTCATTAATGTAGAATATAATCTCATCCTGCAGGAACGTTTTGTTCTTTCTTAGGATATCAGCAGCACTAGAAAAATTTCCAGCGTTTGTAGGAATAACACCTACGTTTACATCTCTATAGGGATCTGTAAGATAGTGGCGTCCAAAATACCCTTGTACTTGGTTAGTTTGATTCACAAACGGACTAACTGCACTGTCGGATACATAGAACACACCTGCGCTATCGCTAAGTGCAAAATCTGCACCGCCTTGGGTTTCGCTTATTTTAAATTCTGTAGAGCTTACAATTTCTTTTACAAAGTATTCTGTATTTCTTTGCACACCGCCAAATAGGGTTTCTCCTACAAACTTAACAGTGTCGCCAACTGTCATCCAGCTAGTATCATCTACTGTAAATGTGTCTGTGCTTGCACTTGTGCTCGTGATGGTACTGTGCTTTATGTCTAAAAGAGGAATTTCATCAAATTCTAAGTCTCTAAAGAAATACATGTTAGCCCAAGTAGACTGTGATGTTCTACGCTTGGGTCTTATAATCACACGACGAAATTCATCACCCTTTAGAGACACATTGTTTGCTAAACGTATAGGATAGTCTTCTTCGTAAATTCCTGACTCTACAAAAATAGTTACTTGCTTTGTTTTTACAAAGTTACCATACTCGACCGGCTCCCCTACTTCAAAATCTACACCATTTAACTGTATAAGTTGGAAAGTGTCGTTGTTGTTTTCTGTTCCGTCATTGTTGGTAAGCGTAACAATTCGTCCTTTTGCTCCGCTGTTTAGACCAACAATAACTTTGCCTGGCAATGTGTCTGTATTATCTGGATCACCTTGGTCTATAAATGAACCTGCGCCATTATCTAATACTAGCTTATAGGTGCTGCCAAACACATCATCGGCGCCTGCTTCTATTCCATTTTGCAGTATATTTGTAACTAAGTCAAACTTGGCATTTACTGCATTAATAGCCGCAGTTTCGCTGTCTGGCTCGTCAAATGTCTGTTGTATTTTTACACTATCAAAATCGGCAATGCGAGGTTGATACACCACGCCCATCCTGCCGCCGGTTGTGTAGGGCGTATATGAACTAATGTCCCATAATGTTAAAAGATTAGGGTCTTCGTAAAGCTCAAACACACTGTCGGAAATTACTCTTACATAAGCAGTTTGTCCTTCTATTTCTGTCATGCCGCCCATGTCTTTGAATATAACTTGTTCTCTGTCGGTCAAACCGTGGTCCGGACTTGTTACAACCCTAGCTCTGTCACCATCTACATTGACAGTGACAATGCTTTTTTCTCTATATAACTTGTTTTGTAGAATACTTTCTACAATAAGTTTAGCTGTGTTTATGCTGTCAACTGTTTCTGTTAATTGTTGTCCGATTGCATAACGGCCGCTAGAACTACTATAATATCTCTCAGCGGCTGTTCTAGTAAGGAAGTTTGCATTTAATCCTCGATTAATGTCGTATGCGATTGCGTCAAGAATTAATCCTATATCTCTCTCGCAGGTATCAATTTCATAGATAAAATCTGGATATTCGTAAGCTAGGTAACCTGTAATTTCTTTTTGAACATACTCTCTGTTTAACTGGATCAAGTTTCTTGTTTGGGTATAAACAGGAGCATCAATTCCTGCAACTGTAACTGTAGCAGGCGATGCACCATTGTCTTTTGTAATTGTTTGAAAATAAGGTCCTGGCTCTTCTGGCGCTGTTTTAACAGTTTCAAATGCTCGTTGTGCTGCTGCATTAATAGTTCTGTATGCATAGTTTAAAGCAGAACCTTCTCTTCCTGGCGGCACACCTATCATTCTATCATCACCGTTTGTACTTACAAACAAGTTTACGGTAGAAGAATACCCGCTTTGATCAACATAAAACTTACTAGCTGCCTGAAGGTCGTCTGCACCGTTTACAATACCAAACCCTGAAAGGTCACCGGGATGGTCGCTAAGAGTAAGTGTACCAGTCATTGTGTCGCCTTGTCGACGTACAACACTATCTCTTGGCATTGCAACGTCGCTAAGGAAATTTCCTTCTAGTGATGTATCAAGGCCTGCGTCTGTCATTGTGTGAACATCGTCAGACTCTATTGCACCAGACACAAATATCTTGTTTGCTTCTGCATCAGTTTGATCAACTACTTGTGCATCATCTCTAGTTGTGTGAACACTTAGCTGAGAATCAGATACAAATCGTAGGAAATAAGTAGTACCGCTTGTTAGGTTGTTAGGATCGTCATAGATGCTGTTAAAATTAAATGCGATTCCGTTAATGCTTGTGTCATATCCGTGTCCAGGAACTTCAATATTGCCGTTAATATAACGATTAATTTCGAGAATAAAGTTGTCTTGGTTTGCAGGTTCTGGTGCGACCCTAATAGGCAAACCTGAACTTATGTATCTTCTATCAGCGAATCCTTTTGTAATCACAAGATCATCTATAGTTAAATTTTCATTGTGACGTTCATTAAATGTATCTACGGCAGCCTGGCTTATAGACACATTACCAATAGCATTGCCGCCTACATTAAGTGGACCCCCAAGTGTTGGTTCTTGGTCGTCTGATAATTTTGTAAAGGCTGTGCTTATTACTAGTTTACCTAACTGTGTATATGTAAACGTTATAGTATCTGCATCATTAGGATCGATTGCAGAGTTCGATGCAAGTTCTACAAGATTAATTTGCGAAGCATCACTGGAAACCAATGGCAACGTATTTGGCAGTAACTGATCAGGTGTGTCTGCTAGTGATGTAAACTGAATAGTGCCGCCTGCTCCAAAGATAGCGTAAATTTCTTGGAAATTTTCGTTTACCTTACGAAACGATTCGCGGATACTATCTCCGGTGTTGTCATTGCCTTCTACACCAATATCAATGTCTTGTCTTGCCATTAGTTAATTGCTCCGTTATACTGCTGGACTGGATAGGTCCATTATTTTATCCATATCAAAGTTTACGCTAACTCCACATCCGCATGCCGACTTTGCGTTAGGATTGCGTATCTCAAAATTAGAACCTACAATTGATTTCACATAATCAACTTCTGTACCAATTAAAAACATAACACTGTGTTTGCTTATTACAAAATTGCCTAGATCGCAGGGTATAAGCTCATCACCTTTTTCTAAATCTTCAATTTGTGCAGTGCCCCATTCGTATTCGAATCCAGCACAGCCGCCACCTTTGATGTTTAGACTAATTGCATAACAATCATTCTCTTGGCAAAGTTTGCCGATTTGATGATTTGCAGCTGGTGTTAGTTTACAAATTGCCATGTAAGTACCTTCCTTGATAGTATTTATCGTTGTATTTTATAATCTTAATGTAAATATAGTTATGTTCTTAAAAGAGTTTACAAAACAAACTAGGCATGTGAGACGCAGTAAGTTAGGTAAAGAACATGCCTATACTAGAGACAAAACCTATTGTGTTTTCAAGTGTGATGCATGCAATCAAGAATTTATTAGAGAACGTGGCAAAATGAATCCTGCCCGCTTGAGTAACAATTACTTTCATGTATGCGAAAATTGCGACGCAAAGAGATTTGCACAAAAGAGGGGAGTAGAACGCAGAAAAGTCTGGACACTAACTGCGTCTTCTAATATCCCTATTAGTAAGTTGTAATTACTTTTCTTTTTTGAACAACGTCCAAGCGCCGTATGCAATAGCACCGTATGCAACTAGGCTAGCGATAGGTTTGAAAATTAAAAAACATACACCGGCACCTATAAGAACTATGCCGTCTAGTGTAGTGCGCTCACCTAGTCTGTCCATGACAAATTTTTTAACCATTTTTATTCTCCGTTGTATTAGTATTTATTTAAATAAGTGTCCTTAAGGAGGAAATAATATGTTTAACTGGTTAAAGAAACTATTTGGATCTGATGTTCCTGATACTCCTGTGATTGCACAAGAGCCAGTAAAGGAAGTACCAAAAGCTCATATTGGGAAAGTTACTAAAGTAGAACTTGCTCCCGAGCTAAAAAAATCACAACCTAAAAAGACTGCAACTAAAAAAGCAGCACCAAAGACAAATAAGACTAAAACCGAAAAGGTCGATCTTGATTCAATGAACAAAACTCAACTTCTAGCTGAGGCTAAGAAGCGAGGCGTTAAGGCCAATGCTTCTTTAAAGAAGAATGAGATTTTGGAAAAAATTAAGAACGGCTAATAATATTACGTAACTGTTCTATTGCAGTTTCTTGGCGAGTAAGCTTTCGTTCTAA